CAGTTGCTTGGATTTCGACACCACCTGTTTTATAACCGTCTTTTCCAACTCCTAATTCTTTTGTAATCTTAGGTTCTTTAACTTTTTTATCCATAGTTTACTCCTTAAGTTGATTTATACCTATTTTTTCGGAAAGTTTCTACCGAAATCGTGAATTTTACTTGCATCGGCCATTTGTTGTTTAGCTAAAGACACTCCAGCACGTAAACCAGCTAGTTCTTCGTTCTGTTCTAGCTTCGCTTCTTGATTTTCTTGGTTCATCATCGCTTTCATAGTGTCTAAATCAAGTCTTGCTTCTTGATTTGCAGATTTTTCTTGATCAGCTTTAGCTTTTAAGTCTAATTCACGTGATTTTAGTTTTAATAATGGATCACCGCCTACTTCAGAGCTAATTTTGTCCTCTTCTTTAGCGTAATCAGCCATCATTTCAGCAATTAACTTCGCTTTTCTTGCTTCAATTTGTGAAGTTATCTGTTGAACACGTTGTGTCATCTGCATTGCTTGTGGATTTTGTTGCATCATCTGTGGATTTTGCATCATTGGTCCAATTTGTTGTTGTATCATTTGCATTTCTTGCATCTCTTCAACAAATTCTAACTGAATTTGCTCTTGTGCCATAAATGAAATGTGTTCAAGTATGTTTTTTTGTAATGCTGTCATCGCAATTGGATTATTTTGCACCATAGAAATAGACATAAAACTTAAATGCGCATCAATATGTGCTTTGTGATCTTGTCCTGGAAACGCTTGAAATGGTTTTCCATTGATTGCCATAATATTTTCTAACGCCGGGTCCATTGGTTGTGGTGGTGCCGGTGGTGGAAGTATAGCATTTACATTTTTCACACCCAGCGCATCATACATTGATCTATATGCTTGATATAAATTATGTATACGAGGGTTTGATTGCGCTAGTTGTAATTGACTTTGAGCCAAACTTATTCTTTGAGTTTGTGAAAAGATGTTTGGATCTGCAACAGGTAAAATATCTACTCTGTCATCAAAGTCTGAAGCTTTAATTTCTCGTCTTGCACCAGGAACATCGTAAGGATAAACCGGTGGTAAATATGTTTTAAATACTTCTGCTAATAATTTGAATTCTTGTTTTAAACCAACGTACATTCTTTTGTGAATTGCTGACATAACCCGCGATCCACGTTCCAATAGTGCAACTGTAGTACCCACTGCAGCCTGTTGATTCATATCGCCAACTTGCATATCAGCGATACTCGCGAAACGTTGACCTGCATTGACAACAATACCCATCAATTGAAGTAATGTTGCATCCGGACCTTTGAAAGGTAAAGTCATAAACTGATCTTTAATATTTCCACCAGGTGCATCTACATCTCTAAACTCACCAGGTTGTAAAGGTTGTGCATCATCTCTAACTCTAATACCTCTAGATTTAAATCCAGCCGGTAAGTTTGCTAAAGTTCCTGCATCTAACAATTGTCTTAACGCAGCTGTAGCAGTTCTAGTTAAACCACCAATCATATGAATTAAACCAAAACCATAAAAACCTGTACCAGGTAAAAATTTAAATTGTACAAAGTAATTTATTTTTCTTCTTAATGGATCTTGTGGATTGTAATTTCTTCTAATAGATAAAACTTTATTACCAGCTTCTGCAACAGTAATTACATATGGAAGTTTGATTCCTGTTGGTTCACCATCACCACCTACATCTTCATAACCTTCTAAATCTAAATTAGTATGAATTTCATAAAGTGTGTATTGATCTTCTTGACCATCTTTAGAAATTCCTTCTAGTTCTAATTTTTTATCTTCTAATTGATTTTCTGTAACAGGTGGTCTTCCTAAATCTACATCTCTATAAAAACCATTGACTTGTTGTTTTCTTAATTCATTTTCAGAAATTTTAATTACGTGAATCACTGCTTCTGCATCTTCTAAACTGTTTGCAGAATATGGAACGATCAAATCATCTGCAGGTACAAATTTAGACACGGCTCTACCTAAGAGGGAATCATAATAAACTTTTTTAAAGGTAGAGCCGCTTAGAGGGAGATAGAAAAGCATTTGATCAAACTCTGGTTCATACTCTTTCATCTGATCCATAATTTGATAATTCATAAAATCTTTTACACGTTTTGCTTGCTCCTCTTTTGGAACATCAACCGTACCCATTATTTGGGTTCGTACTGGTCCATCAGCCGGGAGTAACTCTTTATAAGCTTGCGCTTGAAACTGCGTAACAGCTTCAGCAAGCACAGGGTGATTGACACCACTCGCACCTCTAAAAGGTTCAGTTCGTCTTTCATATTTAAATCCTAAAAGTTCTAGTCCGTTTCTATAAGTGTCTTCCCAATCACCTCTAGATTCTTTGTACTCATTGTACTGATCAACCATTTTAAGTCCTAATGGTTCTAAAATTTCTTCTCCTAAAAAATCTGCTAAGTTTTCAAAATGATCTTGGCCACCTTCTTCAGTTACAGCTTTTGGATCGAATGCAATCTCTGCACCGCCTTCTTCATCCATCGTAACTTCGATGTTGCCTTGTCTATCTTTTTTCTCAATGATCTCGTCTCTCGCCTCTACTAATTCTTCTTGTTTTGGAACTTCAATAACAGTTTCTGTGTTTGGAAGTGGTTTATCTATTGTAGCCATCTTATTCTATTCCCTTTTGGTTTAACAGGTTGTAGATGAATCCCTCACCATCTTTATATTTTTGATACTGGTCATATGCAGTCATAGCTGTGCTTACTGCAAGTCCCGGTAAACCTGCAAATCTTGTTATACCCCTAATTGTAGCAGGATTCAATCCTAATCTCAACGCTGTATTTAACTTGCCTGGTTCTGCAATACCACTCGCTTTTGCTAAAGGTTCCATTGTTGCAAGACCTAACCAGTTTAGAGGATTGCTTGCAATCTCTGCTGTGCCTTTGCCTTCTTTTACTTGTTGACCAATAAAATATGAATCTATTGCAGCAACTGGTAATGGAGCTCCAACTCTTGCTAACGCTTTTCCAACATTAGCTAAAACACTTTTGTTAGTTGCAGTTTTAACTGGCTCTTCACCAACTTTAACTTCCATTGGATTATCAGCTGCATATTTTTTAATATCAGCTTGTGATGCAATGTCATCTTCGTTTCCAGTTACAAATGCACCAACAATATTGTCCCATTTTAATTTATCAGTGACACCTGAAGTAAGGGCTTCTGCTTTTGCAAAAGCTGTTTGTCCTAAATCAGTTTTAGCTGCTTTAAGTAATTCGGGATCTCTTATGTTTACTTCTGTACTAGTTCCACCTAATTCTTTGTATAATTTTTCTGGTATATCTAATCTTTTAACTTTACCCTTTAAATCTCCAAAAAGTTTACCTTGAGACTGCGAACCACCTTGAGCTATGTATCTAGCAAACTCTTTGTTTGGAGTAAAATAAGTTCCTCTTTTATCTCCAAAATTTAATTTAGATCTTGAAGGGGCTTCACCTCGATATAAACGAATAAGTTTTTGTGCAGAGTCTTTGACAGCTGCAGTTTCTTTTGTATCTGCGGGAACCTTAGAAATTATTTGTGCAGCTTTTTCTGGATCTTGAGCAATAGCTCTTTTACAATCACCAGGCAAACCACCATTAGATAAAAAATTACAAATTAAAACTTGTTTATTTTTAGGTAAGTCCTCTGTTTTATTTATTAATCCTTGAACTGATTTTTTTAAATCATCTTTTGTAATATCAAAAAATGGTCTTGCTCCTTTAACATCTAAAAAATATCCTTTATCAGTTGCCATCTTTTGTAAATCTAATCCTTGAGATTTCCATCTATCTAAATCTCCTTTTCCATAAACAGACTCAACATCATCTCCAGCTATTATTTCAGCAAGTCTTACATCTTTTGCGCCTTCACCAAATTTACTTATAAGTTCTTTAGATCTTTTTCCTCTTGTAACTTCATTAAATCTTTCTATTTTTGCTAACACTTTTGCTTGGTTATCTTTATTCCGATCTAAATAATTCATAGCTCTAGAAAGATCACCTTGAAAATTAGCCAATGTTTTTTGATTTACATCAGCTTGAGTAATATCTACAAAAGAAGCATAAGGTGCTACTTTGTTATTGTAAGATGCCTTAACACTTGTAATTTCATTTATATTAAACTTCTTTTTAATTCCTAAATCTTTAAGAAGTTTATTCATTTCATATGTGTAATCTTTTTTAAATTTAGCAAAAGTTCCAACTTTGTTTTTTAAATCTCTATCTACTTGACGAAGTCCTTCATCATATAAACTCATAGTCCAAGGATTATCCATTCCAAGTTCACTAAAGTTTTTAAATATAAATTTTGCTTTTGCTTTATTTGGTTTTATTTCAAAACCTTTAAATTTTTCACCATTATAAGCTCTTGCTAAAATAGTCATTGCGGATGCTGCCTCGTGAGGTGTAGCACCTTTTCCAATAGCTCTTAATGCTAATTTAAGTCCATCCTCTGATTGAAATAAACTTTTATCTTTGTTGTCTAATAATTTTTGTATTTCAGGATTTGATGCATATATGCTCGCTCGTTCTTTAGAAACATTATGAAGAATTGGTCTGTCTCTAAACTCATTAAACTTTTTAAGTTTTTTGTCTAAGTTTGTAGAATCAAAAAAAGTTCCCCTGTTTTTTAATACAATGGGTTTAAATATTTCTCGAAACTTATCTCCACTTTCTCCTAACTTACCAGTTTGATAAGCTTCTAAAGTAGGTATAGATAATTTTAATCTTTCAGCTAAATCGTTTCTAGTTATATAATTTTTAGGTAATATCTTTAAATCTCTTTTAACTTTTTCTGTAGTTCCAACAATTGTATTCTGTTGATCTTTAGTTAAATCAAAAAAATCTTTTTTCTTTAAGGCTTTTAATTTTTTATTAACTTCATCTCTAAATACTGGATCATTTTTTAAAGCTTGTATTAAAGGTTTGTCTCTTTTAAAAATATTTCCTTTTCTAAGTTCGTAACCATCAAACAGTTCTGCGTTTTGTTTTTTTAGATAACCAACTTTATTCATACCTGGCTTGTCAGAAACCTTGTCAGGTAAGTTAAAAAGTTTTG